ACGCGAAACAAGGCACAAATTGTTCTATAACCTGCGGCATAAGCATGGGCTAGAAATTTGTTGTTATAGGTGACTGGATTACTTGTAATGTCGTAACACTTGATAAAAGTATCGCCGACATTCCAATTGCCCTTGCTTGAGCCGTCGATCACTTCAAAGCTTGGACGATCCCAAATCCAAGCGCCATATAAAGCAGGCTCATAACCCGGCTTTGATTGCAGGCCGGGGCTGTAGATGCTGTTAGCAGTGACCCTGATGCCGATCTCTCTGCCATCTCCCAAGTCTTTGTAGATATCTCGACTTTTGCCAACTGCTCCTTGGTTTTGCTGCGGGAAACCTAAGACTTCTGATCGCCAACCATGCGCCTGTCCATGCCCCGTATCCACATTGTCGTTGACGCGATATTCAACTACCTCGACTTGCTTGACCTCATCACTGCCAGGGCTGACGACATAGCCATCAACGGATCCACTTAGTTCGGGATTTGTAAGCAACGTTGCTTGTGCAACACGTCTGCCCGTGTAATAAATCAAGAATGTGCCGTATGGACTGACGCCACTAATTCTCTGTTGATCACCATTGGCGCAATCAAGCTGCTCAAAAATTTCTGTGTCAATGAAACCATCAATGACAGTAGCGGCGGGCAACGGCTCAAGCCTGAACTCATACCTCGACCTTTCCTGAGGAAATTCAAATCTCAAATAGTTATAAACATCAACAGGCTGATTGCCGGTTACAACAAACTGATTGTTTAATGCGCCCCATTCATATTCATTGCCACTCGCGTCTAACCCTGCTGGTCTTACTTTGACAGTGAAGCAAGATGATCGGGTGGCATATAGATTCATGTTCCCGTTTGTAATTGTGATGCCCTCTTCGTCATAATCTTCAAGCTCATTAGGCGATGGGATTTCTTGAAAATTACAAAGCCCTTGATACTGCTGCCAAACCTGACTTCTGATGCCGACTTCTAATGTGTCGCATTCCCTAGTGGGTCGAATAACGGCCATTGCCTGCTTTGCAACGCAAGTGGAAGCCAAGCCAACATGGCCAACATTGTTCCCAAGGTCAGATGCCTGCCCTGGGATAAAGGTCATGACAATCGTTTCATTCTTAATTTGATTGATATTCAGGACGGTGATTCCACCAGCGCCAAAACGGTCTACAGCCTCTAGCTCAATTATTTGATCTAGTTCGTCTTCAGGCTTCCAAATTGGTAAACTCCGAGTTCGCACAACCCAAGTCAACCGACCAATCTGAATCGTTTCGCCTAACTGCAGCATATTGTCTGCCGCAATTCTTTCATTAGCAGAAGCGTTCTGAATGTCAGTGCTGTTTACATCATTATCGCCTTGATAGTTAATATCAATAATTACGCCAGTTATAATGAATTTGATTTTCCAGCCAACATCCATCGTGATTAGCTGCCGTTCTGGAACTACTTGATAGGTTCCACCTGGCGATTGATATTCAAAAATTCCCATCTGTCGGCCATATTCACGGCCAACACCAGGCATTCCAGCACTGCCACCATCATCGCCGCAAATCTTTTCTCTTTCCGCTCCTAGCCTTCCCTTTGGATCATCTTCGCCTGAAACACTTGGAATGCTAACTATTCGCCAATTAACACGCCTTGCTGTCGCGTTGGCAATTGGGGTGTAAACACCAAAGGTGGTATCTCCGCTCGGCGTATATGCCATGCAAAAACCGCTGTCTTCTTCACCATTTGCCGTCGGACAACTGAACACATCTTGGGTGGCATCTGGGTCGCCAGTGTCTTTCCCGCCTTGAGTGCCAAGAATTAAATCAGTGGCTTCAATTCGATTATTTCCTTGAGAGTTGCGATAATAAACTGCGTAATTATTTTCACTCAGTTTTGAGAGCGGTTGAGTTCCAACATAAATGCTCTGTTTGCCAGGTATTGCATTTCCCCATTCACCTGCGGCATAAAGCAATTTTGCGATCTGTTGATTGCCATAGCTAAAAAGCCGAGACCAAACCAAATCAGGTGTGACAACAATCCCGCCCGAATTTATAGTTTCGCTGCCAACTGTTTTGTTGACATATTTGCCGAATGCGATTGGGACAGGTGTAGACCATGTCGCTACAGGCCCAACCGCATCGAACCCATAAGTGCTGTTATACCGAGTCGGTCCAACTAAATCGTTTTGCCTAATGGCATCCTTTCGCTCTTGCTGATCTGGAGCTTTGGGCTTAGGCGCTAACAAGAAGCCAACACCCGTCAAAACCGCGCCAATCGCTAGGTTGACCAGAATTGGGGTGATGACAGGATCGCACCTGATATCAGGGATGTGGTCATAAGCTGCAGGCCGAACCCTGCTCTTATTTTCGATCTCTTTTTTAAACCAGATATACTCGTCTTCTGTAAGTCCAATAGTTGCGGCTAACTGCTTCTCATACGGAAGCAATACCGGACGCACGATTTGAAGTTCCCAAGGGGCTGCCAAAGCACTCTCTCGGTCATTGCGCTGACGATCAGAATGCCTTGATCCCATACAACCCCAAAAACAACGCGATCAGTGTTGATTAACACAACATCGCCATTGTACTTAGGTTCGTCTATCCGATTCCCCCATTTGGCTATATCGCGCAGAATTTGGCGCCCACTTGCTTGATACCAGCTCTGCTTAAAGTCCGGTGTTTCTATGCCCAAGCAGGCAAGGGTGGCATAGACAACATGAATGCAATCGATCTCGCCCTCACTCCCATCACCACCTAGGCGGTAGGGCATGCCAATGAGATCAAATGGTGATGCGATTGGAGTTTGGAAGATGGCCACACAAATTGAGATTCAAAGTGCGATCAGGGACATTGGTTTTGACCGAGTCCAACACACTGCTGAGTCGCAAGGTCATTGCTGAGTCATCCCATGAGCCTGCTGCAACTTGGCCGGTGTAGTTGTAAAGCCGATAGGTGTCTGGATTATCTGCCGCTACCTGCGGGTCATCAGGGTCAACTCTGACAACTCGTACACGCGCCAACCAAAAATTTTCAATGGCTTCTCTGCCCCATGCTCTCGTCAAACTGGTGTTAGGGAAGGTCAAAACTGCCTCTACATTGGACCCATTACGGTCCACAGTGATTCCACTAAATCCAAACGGCAAAAATGTGTGGTCACCATTAACCCACGGCACCGTTTGACTTATGTAAAAGTTTTGAAAGCGATATTGCACCGCAATATCAGGAATGGTGAAGGTCAAATAGTTTGCAATCGCGTAAGTGCTGCTGCTAAAAATGCCTGTGCTGCTTGTCATTTCTTAAATTCCAATTTTGCGGCGGGCACCAGGATTCATCTGCAGCCTACGCATGGTGCGGGCTTCACCTGCTTTACTGGCCTGCGCAACAATGGCAGGTAATTGATCCTTGCGAATATATTCGTCATTCCCAATTTGAGTGACACCACCGCTGATGTTGATGGACATTGGCGCCTCAGCTAATGCCATGCCTCCACTAGGAGAGTCAGGACCATCAATGACTGCCTCACCTCGCGCACCTGCCGAATAACGCGCCATAGCTCCTGACATTTTGGACGCAGGCAGGACGTACTCCGGTTCCCCACCTTCACCAATCAAGGCAGGTGTAGGCCCGTTGACGTAGCCCCCCTCGGCCATAGGGAACAATTTCGGGAACAATGCTGACTTTGCGCCACCGATGCCAGCCTGCAAGAAAGACCGTCCAAGGTCTAAGAGAAGATTGCTGGCAATTTCTTGCAGAGCCTTACCAAGGTCTTCGGTCTTATTAATGGCAACATCCAGTGTTTTAACAATCGAATCTTCAACTGCTTTGCCGACACGATTAACGATTTCCCGCTGGAAATCTTGCTCTTTCCTGAGTTTGTCTAATGCTTCCTGCCTGAGTGCATTTCCGCGCACTAATTCTTCAACCCTTTCGCGTTCAAGTTTTGGGTTGGCTTTCATGATTCGTCCAATCTCTTCCAAGATGACTTGCTCTTTTTCCCTGCCTTGCAATTGAGCATCCAGCA